AACCACAAATCATTACGCATCTGCTGATAACGCTGCTCAAACATATTCTGAAACGCAGCAGCCTGAGGATCATCATTCACAAGAAACGACTTCACAAGCGCACCATAAACAATAATACTATGATGCCTCGCAGGAATCAGAAACGTATTACTCGTCGTAGTCGCAGCAACCGGAGTGCGCGTATAATACAACCGATACGTCGTCTGTCCCTGAGCAGCAGGATAAATATACATATCCTCACCAACAAAATAATATAATTCTGGAAAAGTACTAACACCACTAACCTGATAATTCTTTTCAATAGTGTCACCACGCTCAGGCGTCATAACAACATCATTAGTAGTATCAATAAACGATAATACCGCATTCACATCAGTAACCTGAGGAGAAACACTCGCATTATTCGTAATCTTCGTAGTACCACTAGGAACCGTAAGCGTAACAATAGTTTCAAGGAACGGCCAAGGCTCACGAGTAACAATATCAAAATACGCCTCATTAAGCAGCGTCAACTTCTGCGAATCCTCAAAATCATCAAACCCATACAAATCCATCTCATCATACATCTCATCAAGCGTCATCGTTACTCACCCCCTTAGGCAAACTTTTAACAATAGGCGACAAACCCTCTTTACGCATCATAAACTCAATCGCCTCAACACTCTCATCACGCGCCTCATCAACCGGATCAGACAAACTCTTACGATACTCTTGTTGAGAATCAGTAATCTCTTTCCAAATCCTCTCCTTATGCTTAACAAGATGCCCCTCTTGCACCTTACTAACAGCCTCAACAGGATCAGGAATACGATCACCAAAACCAAACACCGGATAAGGCGGTTGCGGACTAGGCATACGCACAAACACACACCAATCACCAGTATCATCATTACGAGCAAACATAAGCCGCTCATCATACGCATTCACAGCACGATCAACACGATAAGCGTCATAATTCATAGTATTAGGCAACCACAAACTCATCAACAATCCCACTTTCTAAGCGACTTATTAATACGACTATTCGGATCATTCCTCGTCTTAGCACTAGTCAACTTTGCTCGCATACCACTCATACGAGCACAAAAACTTTTACGACGAGCCGCCGACTTTGGCGACCGCTTAGCCTGCTTAGCAGAAACCGGAGGCTTAAGCGTACCACCCTTATAAGAGCGGCGACCCTTAGCATTCAAACCACCCTCAGGATTCTGCCCCTCCTTACGAGTCCAAGCCTCCGACATACAATCACCCCTTAATCTTCTTATACGTAGCCTGAGCAATAGCCCAAACTTTACCATCAGACCACGAAGGATTATCCCGCTTTAAAGCACTAACAATATCATCAAGTTTCTTAGGCATTAATTCTCCTTAAAAGTTAGGGTGGAGGGCCGAAGCCCCCCACCCCTTATTCTTAGTAGCCCGGATCAGCCGTGCCGTTAGCACCAACAGCAATGCCAGTAATGACACACTGGTTGTTACGACGAGTAGCGCCAAGGTTCATGTAACGAGCCATGATAGCCTCAAACTTGTCGTAGCCGGTGACCTGACGCAGCGTCATACCATCAGCATCAAGGAAATGCCAATCCTGATCCGAGAACACCTTAAGGGTGGACTCGTCCAGAATGTACATCTTCCCGTACGGAGCATCAATGTCCGCGATGATCGGCATACCGTTGTACGAAAGGGTCTTGAAGCCCGAAGCGTACGTCAGCGACTCAGGATTAATGTACTGCACCTGATCGTCAAGCAACTCGTAGACCGACCGCTGAACGCCAAGCGACGTAAGCATAACAGTCGGATTCCCGCCCGCGATGCGGACAAGATTGAGCGCCTGCTGGAGATCAGACAGCGCAAGCAATTGCGGGCTTCCACCCGAATCAATCGGCAGGCGCTGATTGTCCCACCACGAATTCGCAGCAAGACCAGCATTAATACCACCGAACTGGTTAGCAGCCGTAGCAACAATGCGCTGAATGCCGTCAACCTCGTCAGACCAGCGGTTAACCTCACCAGCGGTCGTAACATCAGTAAGACCAACACCCTCACGCACAACCACATCATTAGCCGCAAACGGACGACTAGCGGAAGCCAGAGCAACCGTAACCGTGATCGTACCAGCAGTAGCATCCACAGAAGCAACGGTAAACGTCGTGGAAGCAGGCGAGGACGAATCCTGCAACAGCGTCCCACCACGATCAACGCTAATCTTCATACCAGCATACACCTGACCCTTGCGAATCGGCTCAGCGCCAACAAGGATCGTAGTGCCACCAGCATTACCATTGCCCGTACCCGTGGCAACAGCAGCAGTGCCGTCACCATAAATCTGGCGAGCAAGATCCTTCTTCAGATCGTTGCGAATGCCGTCCAACTCAGACTTAAGAGCCTGAAGGAACGCGCCAGCCTCATTCTTCGTCTTAGCCATCGACGGGCCAGTAACCTCCACGCGACCGTACAGGTACTTAAGGTCGTAAACGGCCTTCTCGTAATCCTGACGACCAGCCGTCGGAAGCGCAGCACCCTCAGCGCGAGCACCAACACCCGTCGAACGACCATGATGCAGCGGAACATACGCCCGCTTACCCACCAAATCCTCCGAACGCGACTCAAGACGCGACAGAAGGAGAACCTCATTATTCAACTGCTCCGCAACAGGCCCAAGGTAATACTCCTTGAGAATGTTGGAGAGCGTAGACAGATCAGCAGCCATCTGCTAAACACCTCCTATTAGGAAATGTTACGAATAGCCTCCATAGCAGCCTTATGAGCATCATCAAGATTCCCAAAAGACCTACCCGGAACACTAGACGGAGCAGAAGGAGCCGGAGTAGCACCATGAGGTACCTGCTTAGTTTGCAAGTACTTCCCAAGCATACGCTGCTGAATCGCAGCATATGCATCCGCAGCAGCCATCAAATCACCATCAGTAGAATACGCAAGCGAATAAATCGCCTCAATATCATCATCAGCATAATCAGGATTGCCCGTACGAATAGTCTGCTCCATAGCATCCAACTCCGCCATAGTCTCTTGCTGAGCCTGCATAGCGAGCATTTCCTCACGGAAAGCCCGCATTTCCTGCAACTCTCTAGCAACATCCGGCGAAAGCCCATCGTAACTATTATTATCATTCTCAGAAGTAGTCTCAACTTGCGTTTGTGCTACATCGGGTGTTCCCACATTCTGCCGAATAGCCTCAGCAACGCTCATAGCGAACTGAGGATCATTATCCAACTGCTGTAAGAATCCGACTGCCTGCAAAGCAGTATCAGGATCCACTCCCGCCTCAGAGAACGACTCGTACTGACGCCGTAACTCTGCAACCTCCTGAGTCTTGCGAGTATAATCAGCCTGCATAGACTTGTATACTGCTTGCATATCCTCAGGAAGAATCGTCGGATCAAAACCAGTAAAGGATTCAGGCTCAACCTGATTATCCTCAACAATAGTCTCATCCGACACGACCTCCGCGTCCTCATCAGGCAATTCGGAAGTCAGCGCCTCTAAAGCGCCATCCATATCAACCTCACTCATCTCTGAGCCTCCTATAAAACAACGACTCCGGCTTATTCCGGTTGGTCGCTACTTATTAACAATAACACTAGTAGCCTCAATCTGAACAGTCTCCGCAGCACGATCCTCCGCCGAACTAACAAGACTATCGGCAAAACCACTCATCAACTCCTTCATCTCCTCCTTTGTAGGAAGAGTATGAACTGTCTCAGTACGCTTAGTAGCAAGGCCCTGAGCAAGCCTAATCTTATCATCCATAATACCAACAACAGTAGCAATAGCAGACAATTGCTTAACCTCAGCATCAGGAATAAGTTCTTCTAACTTTTCCATAGCCTGCTTACGCACCTTATTAGCATGATCCACAAACTCGTAAGCATTCTTACGAATCTCCGCATCCATACGCTCTGGCGGACCATCCTTCTCCCACTGCTTCGCCCAATACGACACAGTAGCATGAGGAACACCAGTCACGCGACTAGTCTCGCGGATACGCTTATCACAAGCAATCCATTGAACGTAAGTGGCAGCCTTAGCGGCATCATCCCACTCCGTACGATTACTACTCACCACGCACCGCCTTCAATTGTGCCTCATTCGCCAACTTCTGATCAGCAACCGCCTGATTACCCTGAAGTTTCTGCAACAACTCCATCTGATACTCATCCATAGCACCACCAGCACCCTCAGGAGCATTAGGCTTATCCTTATTATCAATAACCACCGTATCAAGCGGCGGCTCCAACAACGTCTGCGGAGTAACATTCTTAACACCAGCATTCGTAAGAATCTCACTACCCGCAGTAGGCCCAACAGCGCCACGAAGTTGCAGCGACACGCGAGGCGGATCACCAGTCGGACTAGCCTCAGCCTGAACAGCCTGCTGCGTCAACTCAAAATGACGATAAAACTGCTTCTTAACCTCACTAGGAAGCGACTCAAACTCTTGCGACTTCATATAATTAGCATGAACCTCCAAATGCGCCGCCTTATTCTCATACGCCAACGGTTGCAACCCAGCCTCAACACTCTGCTGCAACAATTGCGGATCAATCGCGCCACCCTCCATCATACTCATCATAAGCGCCTCTTGCGCCTGCATAGCCGCCTGCTCATTAATCACACCATTAGAAAGCAACTTCTCATGCTCACGCATAGCCTGCTCCTCATCAGCCTCAAACTGCATCTGAAGCGACTTAAAATCAGCCATATCAAGATACTTATACGCCTTAGTCGGACTAAGAAGCCCCATCTGCAACAATTGCATCACACGAGCCTGCCGACCAGCACGAGTACGAGGAAGACCAGAACCAGCCTCAACCTTAATCGTAACACCATTAATAAGATCAGCATCCTCAAACTTCTCAACACGAGGCTTAGAACCAGAACCAGTAATAATCATCGTACGCGGCTCATTATAATACTGTTGAGCCAACTGAAGCATAAGATTACCCGCCCGCTCAAGACTCTTCTCCATCAGCATAATCTGCGGAGCAAGCCTATCAGTAGCAGCCTCCTGCAACAAGTCAATAGCCACACCAGCCTCAACATTCGGCGGCACACTACCCTCAACAATCTCATTCAAACCAAACGTATCCTTCAAACGAGCACCAAGATCCTGCAAATGATCAAACACATACGCAGGCAACCCCGGAATCGGAATACTCTCAGGAACCTTACCAGCAACCGGATTATACTCAAAAATAGCACCCGGCTCATCAGTAATACGCTGACGCAACGAACCCACCGGAGCCAACATCTGCGGCTTCAACGTAAGATTCTTATACTCAATCATCTGCGACAACGTACGATTCAACTCCTTCTGAAGCGGAATCGCCTGCTCAACCACACTCGTATCCCACAATTGTCCCGGAACACGCATACCCGGAAACTTCACAAGCGGCAACTGCTCAAACGGATACGGCCACGGAGCATCATACAACACCACATTAGGATCCTTCGTAAACACCACAAAACGCCCATCAGGATACTTCGGACCCGGAAGAAAATACCCATAATACACAACACGAACATTCTCCTGCGTCTTAGAATCAAGATTCCCAAACGCGCCCGGAAGAGTCTCATCAGGATACCGATTAACAGCATTAGGCTTCAAACGAGCACCATAACGCTCAAAAATCTCATCACTCGTCAAAGGATGCACACAAAACGCATACTTACAATCCTCAAACACCTGAGCAGAATCATCCAACAACACATCAAACGGTGACATAACATCCACACGAATCTCGCCCTGATAAATACGCTTCTCAAACAAGTCAGAATCAACACCAGCAGCCTCAAGATTCTTCTCAAAAAAATGCTTCACCATAGGATCCACAATCGGCTGACCAGAAGGATCAAGCATAACCTTCATACCCGGTCCAGCAGTATCATCCCAACTAATCTTCCAAAAACCATTACCAGCAATAATACTCCACATCATCGCCTCTTCACGCTTCTCAGTCAAATGAAACGCTTCCCACCAATAATCAAGCAGATTCTCCGCAACCTCAGTCGCCTTCTGCGACTCAAACGAAGCCTGCCCCGGAGTCGCAAAAAACTGTGGCTTAGACTTCACAAGACGACTCAAAAGACTCATCGTATTAGGCGCAATCTGATTTGACACAAGACGAACCCGATAACGCGGCTTATCACCATCATCAGTCGGCAAAGACTCAATCCGACGAGACTTACGATTATAAAAAACGTACTGCTTACCCTTATAAAACGACAAATTCAACTTCCATTGACGCGCAATTAATTCTCTCTGCCGTTCCAACTCGTCAACACGCTTAACGAGACTAGCCGCCGAAGCAAAACCAGTAGGAATATCCTCCGAATAATTAGTGCTAGTCTCCTCCAAAGCGTACCTCCTTACAACATTTCAATATCAGTAGGAACAAGTCCCGTATTCTCTAACAAATCCTTATACTCTTGTGGCGTAACCATCTTATTCTGTAACGCCCAATCAAGATCCTGCTCTTCCTCACTCACCCTTAGTCTTCCCAGCGGAACGTCGCTTAGCGGGCTTGCTCCCTCCAACCTCAACCTCTCCAACCGGATCCTCTCCTCCTCCAACGCTAGCATCCGCTCCGTCCACGACCTTTGCGTCTCCAGAATCTCCTGCATCACGCTTAGTAAGAGTGTATCCCGCTGCTTCTGCCAACCAAACAATTGTACTCTCCTTAACAAGACGATTACGACTAGCATTCATAACAGGCTGCTTACGATTAAGAATACCCGTATCAAGAACAGGCTCATCAAACGTTAAACGCTCACCCGTAACACAATCCGCACTAGCAGAACGAACAGTAGTTAAATAAGGCTCCATTACCACATACTCCCCATAAATTCGTCAACAAAACGGTCCTCCTTCTTCTCAGAAGGCAAATCAGCCAACACCCAATCAGGCATATTACTCGCCTCCTTAACAGGAGGAACCAACTCGCCCAACAAAGCACCAGCAGTACGAAGAGCAATCTCCATACTATCCAAACAGTCATCCTTCGGCGTACGCAACGAAGAATCATAATCAACCCACTCCTGAATAAAATCAGCATGATCCTTCTTAATCCTCACCTTCCCAATACGGAAAAGAGGAGACATAGCCAAAATACGCTCAAACTTCTTACCCTTAGCAAACAAAGGAACAACCGGCGGCATAGTTTGCAGCCTTTCAGTCTGCTGCACAAGAGCCGCCTGATAAGCATTACTCTCAATGCCAATAATTTCTGGCTTATACTTGATGTAATACTCTTCGATTCTGATTAGTTGTTCCGCGAAAGGGATTCGCGCCGCGTACTGCTCTAGTAGAAACACTTCGTTAGAGTCTGATACCCCAATAATGGTAATTACGAACCTGTCCGCATTAGCGGAGAGGCTGATTGCCGGGTCAACTCCCATGTATTTACGCAGTTTTAGCGGTTTTCCCTCCTCGTCAAGAAGATCCTCTGAAGTGTAATAGTGCAGCCAGTCTCCGGCAAGGTCTTTGCCTGCCATACTGTCAAAACTCGCCATATACTCTTGTGCGAATAGCAGTGGATGATACCTAGACTGCACATACTCCCACTCTTCTTTACGAAAATACGGATTATCAATGCTACGATACTCTACACGACTATTATTATCGTCTTTGCGAGAATCATCACTGAAAAACTCTTCATAAAACCAGTTTTTCTGGTTTGGTGTGGTCGTTGTGATGAGTAATCCTTGCTTATCGGACAGGGATGGGCGAATAACGCCCCATGCTTCATCGTTTTTGATGAAGGCAGCCTCATCCATCCAGAGAATATCCAAGCCTGCACCACGAAGAGACTGTGGATCCTCAGCAGACTTGAATTCTACTAGGCTTCCATTCTCAAATTCAAAGCGTAGACCACCCTTATTCTCTTTTACTTCCTTACCAATGGTTAATCCCGCCTTGATACATACGTCTCTGAATGTTAAATACGATGGTCGGCCAACCTTATACGAGGCTGAAAGCGCCCACACCCATAATGGGGAGTCGCTCTTCCGACCATGTGCATCCAGATGGAATTGTTCTGGATGCAGGCAGTAGAATAATACTTCCCAAGCAGCAGAAAGTGTCTTTCCGCCGCGACGACCAGCAACAAGATGCCTAAAACGAGTAAGATTCTTTTGTTTCTTATCCGTATGGAATAGTGTTTGATAATAGTGTGGTGCGTAGCCTTTGCTAAGGAACCAACCCATCTTGCCCGGAAACTCTAGAATACACGCTTCTACCTGTTTGGCAGATAGTTTATCATTATTGTACGAGTAGTTTCCCACGGTTTCTCCTTAATGGGGT